TCTGCTTCACGGCCCAGGGCGCGATCTCGATCAGCGCGTACCTGAGCGCGTCCACGCTGTGGTCGGGGTACAGGACGCCCTCCAGCACCGCCTCGTGCCTGTCGTCCTTCCACCTCAGGATGCCGAGCTGGTGCACGAGGTTCGGCGCAGCGCTCGCCACGACCGTCATGCGCCCGCCGCCCAGGCCCTCGCGCACGACGCAGCGTAGCTCCGTGTTCAGCAGGCTGATGCTGCCGAGCAGGTCCACCTTGTCGGCGTGGCGGATGGTGCAGCCGAGCTGCTTCCCAAACCGCGCATTGAACAGCTCGAAGAACGGCTTCCCGCCGCCGGCCGGGTCGCACACGACAAGCGTCGTCTTGTACTGCAGCACGAGCGCCTTCGTGATGTCGGCGGCCTGGTCGTTCGTGAGCCTCGCGTGCTCTTCGCCGTGCACCACGACCGTGCGCCGCGAGTACGGGTCGAGCGCGAGCACCACCCACGCGCACGGGTCCACGTAGCCGTAGTCGATGCCGATCACGTGCTTCCAGTGCGGGCCATAGTCGCCCGGGAGCTCGGCGATCGCGTTGCGCTCGGACGAGTACTCGCACACGAGGTAGTTCGCGTCCTCCACCCACTCGCCCATCCACTCGCGGCGGTAGGTCGGGTGGTCCTCGTTCCAGCCACGCCGCTCGCGCTCCTCGCGCAGCACCTCCGCGCCGGGGCGGGGGTTTTTGGTGTTGTCGAGGATGGTCCAGTGAAACGCCGTGAACCCTTCGCCGCCGTGGCACAGGTCGTACCAGAACCCGCGCAGGGCAGGGCCGGGCGTGCCCGCCGAGATCCACGTGCCGCGCCGCCCCGTGAGCGCGGGCGAGACGGCGTCGAGCAACGGCTGCAGCAGGTGCTCGTAGGTCTGCGTTTCGTCGGTCACGAACAAGACGACGTCGTAACCGCGCAGCTTCGCCACCTGCTTGAGCTTGTCCAGGCCCACGATGCGGAACTTCGCCCCGGCGGGTGTCTCCAGGTAGCCGCGGTCCTCGCGCATGGTCCACGCGAGCTGGTAGTGGTCGTGCAGCTCCTGGAGCTCCGCCCAGATCAGGTCCTTGCCGATGTCCAGCGTGGGCGCGATGAACAAGACCCATTGCTTGCGCTTGGCCCGCTCGAGCGCCTTCACGATCTCCCGCGCCACCACGCTCGTCTTGCCCGCACGGCGCGAGCAGCAGTACGCCTTGAAGCGCGCCGGGCTCTTCGCCGCTTCGAGCTGGTGCGGGTGCAGGCCCGCGTCGATGTCCTCAGACACCCATTTCTTGAACTCGGGCGTCTCCCGCACGAGCACGAGCTGCGCTCGCGCGCGCCGGCCGAGCTCGGCGGCTGCCTGCTGCGGCGTAATCTCGCGCGCGGCGCTCACTCGCCACCTGCCAGGATCTGGTCGCTGCGCGAGCCGAAATGTTTCTCCGGATCGATGTTCATGCCCTTACCCGACGCGGGCGGGGGCGGCTGCTCCGTGTCAGGCGGGGCGTTACCCACACGCTGCAGGAATGGGAGCGCGCCTGGCTGCTGTTCGCGGGCCAGGGGGATGCCCGTCGCGCGGTGCAGGTGCTGGCGCTGCGCTGTCGTCGGGGGCTTCTTGGCGCTCTTCAGCTGCGCCTCCACCCGCTTCACCCACACGTCATAGATGCGCGGGTAGAGCGTCTGCAGCACCTCGAGATCTTCCGCCGACCCCATGCCCTGGGACACGCGCAGGAGCGCTTCGCCCGGGTCGTCCACGGCGGCCACGTAGCGGCCGAGCTGCTGGGCTGCCACCTTGTCCCGGGGCGCTGGGCCCGTCGCGAACGGGTCGCCCTCGTCCCGCACGGGGCCCGCCTTCTCGGCCAAGAACGCTGCCTGCTGGCGCTGCTTCTGGTCGAGCGCGGCGGCGAAGGCCGGGTCGTCCTGGGCGACCTCGTTCACGGCCTGCCGGAGGCGCCCAGACTCGGGCGAGGCTGGGTCCTGAAGGGCTTGGGCCTGAGCTACCGCGTCCTGCATGCGGTTCACGCTGATCGTGGCGAGGAGCGCCTTGGGCGAGCCCGCGCCGAGCAGCACTTGCCCCACGTTCTTTGCGGCCTTCTCCACCGCCTGCTGCTGCTTCAGGGCCGCGTCGGCCATCCGCTGGATCGGGGTGAGCGTGAGCTGGCCGAGCTTGGCCGCGCCCTGCAGTACGCCGCCCGCAGTGCCGGGCGCGTACTTCATGATCTTCTGCCAGGCCTTCTTGTCCTTTGCCGCGAAGGCGACCGCGTTCATGCGGTTCTCAATGCGCTCGACGGCCTGCGTCATCTTCGTGGCACGAGCGATGTCGTTGGCCGAGCCCCACACTTGCGCGCGGGTCTGCGCGTCCACCACAGCGGCGCGCAGGTGCTGGCGAAACGCCTTCTCTGTGGCCTCGGACGTCGGGTCGACGCCAATCCGCTTCAGCAGCGCGCCGATCGTGTCGCTGTTCGATTGCTGCAGGTCGTCCCAGCGACCAGGCGGGGGCTCGCCCGACGTGCGCGTGAACGGCCGGATCAAGTCGTCCTGGTCCCGGCGGATGGACTCAGTCCACGCAGGGTTGACGCGCTTCTGGTTGACGGCGAGCTGGCCCCATGTGGCCTCGTCTTCGCCCGCAGGCTTCACGATGCGGTCGTACAGGTCCCGGAGCTTCTGCTTTGCGATCGAGTTCGGCGTGTTCTGAGAGCGGCCCACGATGCGCTTGAGGTCGTCCGCGATCATGAAGGCTTCGCCAAGTTCCCCCTCGTCCAGCTTCTGATTGATGATGCGGCGGGCCTCGTCCACCGCGGAGTCCACGCGCTTGAAGGCAGTCAGGCCGCCGCCGTGCTCGAGCGCAGGCTTGAAGCCGTCAAGCTCCGTCGTGGTTCGGATCGCGAGCTGCGTGTCGTCCAGCATTTGATTGACGCGCGGGCGCGCCGCCGCGATCTCTTCGGGCGTGCCGGTGTATTTGATGGCGTCCGCGCGCTTCGCCCCGATGTTCGCGCCCCCGTCCACCTCCGCGCGCAGCCTCAGGATGTCGTCGTAGTCGTCGCGAATGGCACGCACCGCGCCATCGTAGACGTCGTCGAACCCATCTACCGAGCCGCGCGCCGCCTGGACGATCGAGGAGTTCGAGTTGTCCGCCAGCGAGGGCAGGTCCTTCGCGAGCATGGGGCCGGCAGCCTCAGCCGCGGCGGCCGGCTCGAGCGTCAAGTCGTAGACCAGCGCGGGCGCCGCCTCCTCGGCCGCCTTCCCCGCGGCGCGGCGTGCCAGCTGCCCCCGGACGGCGCCGTACGCCTTCTGCCCGCCCTCGATGGCTCCGCCGATCACGCCGCCCGTGAGCGCGCCCAAGCCCGCGTCCGCGAGCACGCCGCCCAGGCCGGACAGCATGCGCTCGGCGCTGATCTCGTGGTCGCCCGAGATCAAGTCGTCTACCACGCGTTCCGTGGCACTCTGTACGCCCGCCTCGGCCGCGCCGCCGGCTGCTAGCGCCCCCAGACGGCCGAGCGCCGCCGTGCCCGCCTTCTGGGCCAGGTGGGCCTGCACGCGGGCGCCCAGGAGGCTCGTGAGGCCCGCAGGCGTGAGCCGGGCAGCCGACGCGGCCGTGCTCGTGCCGCCCGACAGGACCGCTGGCAGGATGGCGCCCGCGACGCCTGTGGCCCCTGCGATGCCGGGAGCCGCGGTCTCGCGCGTGCGGATGCCTTGCAGGGACTCCCGGGCGGCGGCCGGGTCGTACAGGGGCCGCTCGAGCTCGGCCGGGCCGCCGACGCCACGCGTGGTCGTGATGGGCTGGGCGCCTCCAATATCCTCGGCCAGGGCGCTTCCGAGCGCCGTGCCAAGGCCCGCGCCGACCGATTGAATGGCGTCAGAGATGCCCAGGGACGCGCCGCGCGCGAGGCCTTCCGCACCCGTGCGAATCTTCTGGCCGAGCGAGACGTCAGGCTCCCAGCCCGCGTCCATGGCGGCCTGTAGGTTCGTCTCCGGGATATTGAACGTGCGCCCGTCTGGCGCCTTGACCGGGACCATGTTCACCGGCGGGGCTGCCTCAGCAGGGGCGGGCGGCGCAGGCTCTACGCTCGCGGGCGCGTCCTCACCTGGCGGCGCCTCGGCCGCGGTCCCGGGCATCTTCCAGCCAGCGGCGAGCGCCGCCGGGACGTTCTCCTCCGGGACGTCGAACGTGCGCCCGTCTGGCGCGATGATGGCCAGGGTCGCCATCAGGGGGAGCCCCCCGAGCTCGCCAGGGGCACGGCGCCGAACGCCGCGGCCTGGTCGTCCACCGTGGTCTCGGCCTTACGATTGAGGCCGATGCCCTCGGCCATGGCCTCCACCTCCTCCTGCAGCGCTGCGCGGGAGGCCTTGATGCGCGCCCGGGTCGAGGCGCCGCCCTTGTAGAAGCTCGTGGGGTCGCCCAGGAGCTTCTCACCGAACGTGAGTAGACCGCTGTCGAGCGTGCCGAGCGTCTTGACGTCCTTGATGGTGCCGAGCGCAGACGCGGAAAGCGCGTCCATCTCGGCCGCCACGTCTCCAAACGCTTCGGTCCCGTGCTTCGCGAGAAGCGCGTCCAGCTTGTCCAATGTCGTGCCAAGGGCCCGCATCTTCGCGTCAGTCTCGCGGAACTTCGCCAGGTCCACGTCGCGCGCCGAGGCGAACGCCTCCGGGTCCGCTACCTGGCGGCCGGGGATAGACCGCGGGCCCTTGGTCGCATCGCCCGGCGCCTCGCGTTGCGCCTTCTGGGTCTCGGCGAGCTTCTTGGCGACGTCGATCGGCAGGAGGCCCTGCGACGCGAAGAGCTCGAGATCACGCTGCGAAAGCTGGTCCCAGCGCGTGCGCATGGACGCCGCACGCGCCTTGGCCTGCGCGGCCTGGGCCGCCTCGGCCTGCTGCACCTGTGTCTCTACGTTGTGCTTGAGCAAGTTGCGCGCTTGCTGCTTGGCGTCGGTCGACAGCCTGAGCGCCTGCTCGCGGAAGGCGGGCACGTTCGACTCGTTCGCCACCTGCTCGAGCTGGCGCGCGGCCACGATCCACTGGCCCGCCACGAGCTTCGACGCAGCGTCGAACTCGTTTGAGGAGTCCCGCAGGATCCGGTCCTGGATTCTGCCGCCCACTTCAAGGCGCTTTTCGGCCGCCGCACGTTCCTGCGCGTCCTCCTCGGCCTGACGGTTGACGTGCTGGCGCAGCATGCCGATCGCGGCTCCCTGCTCGCCGCCCGCCGCCGCGCCGATGATGCCCGTGATGACGTTGAAGATGTTTTTCAGGTGGCCGGGCTTCGCCGGCTCCTCCTGCAGACGCTTGTAGTCGTCGTCTTCCATCTGACGGTAGTGCGCCGCGCGTGACTGGTGGTCGTTGAAACCACGCTCAGCCGCCTGTGCGTAGCGGTCCGCAATGCCCGCCTGCGCCCCGTAGATCTTCGCAGCCTCGCTCGCCGCAAGCGCCTTGGCGTCGCCCTCGCGTGCGAAGCTATCCCCCGCCTCGTTCGCGGCGGCCACGCCCTCGCCCAGGAGCTGCGCCTGCTGCTGGCCAAGCGAGCCTGTGGGGCGCTCCGCGTCCGCCGCGACGCGCATGTCGACTGGGCCCGTGGGGCCGCTCGGCACGGCGGGCGCGAGCGTGTTCTCGGGCATGTTCGCTTCTTGGTCGCGATGGATGGCCTCGGCCGCCGCCGTGGACGCCTCGGGCGACGCGTACACGCCGAGATGGCGCCCCGTCCGCTTGTACTCGTCCACCGCCTCGTCATCCGACATGATGCGCCCGTCGTCGCTCACGGTCGGGATGAGCACTTCCTTCCCGTCGATGTTGACGCCCATGGACCTGACGGTGCTGACAGACCCGTCCTCGTTCTGCACGTGCGGGCGGCGCGTAAGGTCGATGTTGCCGGGCTCGAGCGCCCCATACGCCGGAGGCGCCTGCGCGGGCGGCTGCTCGACGGGCGGCGCTTGCACAGGCGGGGCCTGTACGGGCGGCGCTTGCACGGGCGCCTGGGCGGGAACCGGCTGGACCGGCGGCGGGGCCTCGATGGGCGTGGGCTGCTGCGTTTCAGGCGGCGGCGCGGGCGTCGGCTCAGCGCCCGCGCTCGAGCCGACCGCGCCAGACAGCGAAGCCATCACCTGCGCGAACAGCTGGGGGTTCTGGCGGAATAGGTCGGAGTAGTCAGCCACCGGAGAACCCCCCTGCCCACTTTTTCATCCAGTCCTGGTTGCTCGCGTTCTGCGCCGTCTGGCTGTAGTTCCCGCCGCCCATGGCACTCGCGCCGCCCAGGCTCCCGTACCCGCCGGAACTCGCGCCGGCTCCGCCTCCGCTTCCGGATTGCGCGGCGTCAGGTCCGCTACGGCCGCTCGCTGCGGTGGTGGCCGCGTTCTTGGCGATGCCGGCCGCGCCGCCCGTCCAGAAGCTCGCAATCGTGCTGACGACGTTCTTGATGCCGTCGTAGCCCTTGTCGCCCGTGTCCTTCTGCTGGCGCACACCCTCGATGCCCGGCTGCGCGTCCTGTGGCGGGGGCGTGCCCTGCTGCTGCCCGCCGCCGCCGAGCATGCCCATGGCCTGGCCCATCAGCTGGGGGTTGTCTTTGATGAAAGCGCCGTAGTTCGCCATGGCCTTACCTCAGGCGGGCGCATTGAAGCGCTTCAGGGGGAACCAGTCGTTCGTGTAGTTGGCCTTTTCGTTCTGCTGTCGCTGCTGCTCGTACTCGCGCCCCGCGTTCAGCTCGGCGTTGGTCTTACCGGTCTCGGCGCCCAGGTACTGCCCGCGCGTCGTAAGGCCCGCGCCGGTCTCTTGCCCGCCCGCGGCAGCCTGCGCACCGAACCGCCCGCCGGCGGCGTTTCCCTCGATGCCCTGCTGCGCGATGCCGTAGCCGCGCTCGGAAGCTTCGCGGCCCGAGTACAGGTTCGCCGCCTGCCCGAGCACGTTCGCCCGGTTCGTCGAGATGTCGCTGGCCCTCCCCAACATATCCGTCTTCGTCTGCATCAGCTGGTTTTGCTCTTGCGCGTTCGTGATCTGCGCCTGCGTCGCCGCCTGCTGGTTTGCGTTCAGCGACCCGGCCATGGCTGCGCGCAACCCCCCTGCGCCGCCGCGCGAGCCCTGCGCGAGCGCCTGGCGCTGCGTGGAGTCTTGCGACGCCCGGAGCTGCGCGTCCGCCGTGCGCTGGTAGTCTTGTGAGGCGGTGTCCGCCATCTTGAGCAGGCGCTGGCGGTCCTGCCCCATCTCGCCGCGAGCGACGCCCGTCATGTAGTCTGCGCTGCTGAGCGCTTTCCCGCGCTCCTCGCCGGCGCGCAGCCCCGCCTTGGTCTGCTCTAGGTTTGCCTGGCCCCCGATCCGCCCGTAGTCGCTGGCCGCTCGGTCGGCCGCTTGGTTCGTGCGGCCGATGCCGGCCCGCATGACTTCGCCGCCGTACTGGGAGCCCTTCTCGTAGCGCTCGCCCATGCGTTCGGACGCCGCCTTCGAGCCGCCGGCGTACTGCTGCTGAGGCTTGAACTTCTCGCGGTCGTCCTTGTCGAAGCCGAACATGCGGCCGCCGAACGGGTCGATCTTGCCGTAAAACTTCTTGAACTTGTCCCCGAAGGCCATCATTTCCTCCCGGCTGCGCGCACCGCGCTGCGAAGGGTGCCGCCGTTGCGCGCGCCCTGGACCGTGAGCGACACGGGGCCCATGCCGTCGCCGGCTGCGCCCGTCTCTGCGACCGCCACCTTGAGCGCGCGCAGGCACATGCTCCCGGGGCTCACAGACAGCGTGTACTGCCCCGCCACCGTGCATGCAGCGACCTCAGCCGCCGAGTACACGCGCGCAAACGGCGTGCCATCGCCCTGGCCGTAGTCGGTCGTGAGCGTCATCGTGACGCCGTGCGACCCGTAAGACTGGGCGCGCAAGACCACCTCGTTCACGACGTTGTCGTCCTCGGGCCCGCCGAAGACCATGTCGCCCGTCTCGAACGACAGCTGCGCCGTGAGCGACGCCAGGCGCGGGTCGAGCTGCCACGCAGCGCCGCCCGAGGAGCGCACCAGGTTGACGTAACCCGTCACCGGGTCGCGCGCCGCGCACACGACCGCGGGCACGGTGTCGCTGGCCCACGAGGACCAGCGGTCCGCCTGGTAGTTGTAGACCATGTGCACGCCGCTCGCGCTGAACCAGACGGCTTCATGCGTCTCGCGCAAGAGCACCGGGCACACCGCGCCGAGCGCCGACGCGTCGATCTGGTCGAAGAGCCGCTGCCCGCCTGCGCCAATCATCGCAAAGCGCCCGTTCGAGATGAACAAGACGCCGGCCGGCGTGCGAATGACGCTGCCCCGGTCCGTGCAGGCGGCATCACTCACCTGCTCGGGCGGATTGAAGCCGCCCGAGAGCAGCGCGTTGTCAGGCCCTGGCCCGGTGACACTCCACACGCCGCCCGTGCACAGCGCCGCGAGGCTCCCGCTCAGGTCCACGACGGAAAGGGCGGCGCCGGCGCGCGGCGGCAGGTCCACGGTCAGGTCGCTGCTCCACTCGTAGGCGATGCCCTTCACTTTGGACTTCGTGTGCCACAGACGACCCGGCCGCTCGGCCTCAATGCCCCACGCACGATCGCTCACCACCTCCACGTCCGCGAAGGCGGGCGGCTGCTGGGCCATGAGTTCTTCGGCCGGGTCGCCAGTGCTGTAGATCGGCGGATGCACCGCGTCGCCGAGCGAAAGCGCGATGTTGCCGAACGTGTCAACGTACGCGTTGCTCGTGGTGGCCGTGGCGTACTGACGGTAAAGGACCGTCCCCCCGAGCTCGCCGATGTAGACCAGCGTCTCGTATTTCTCGATCGTCAGGCCGTCACGCATGAGGGCAGCAGGCACGCTCACGTACACGATCCAAGCCGCGCCCGCGGCGGCTACGCTGACCACCTCGGACGGCATCGAGCGGTGCAGGACGCCCGCCGCGTCCACCCACTGGTAGACCGCGGCCACGAGGTAAGTGCCCGCCGGAATGACGGGGCCTGCGCCGCCTGTGACGGCCACGGCGACCTTGGGCCGGACGGGCGCACAGATCTCGGAGACCGTGATGCCGTCCCACTCCATCGGCATCGCGCCCGCGATGATGGCCACGCCGTCCGCGCCGACCGCAAAGCGGGGCTGCCGCGGCGCGAAGTCCATCTCGACGTAGCGCACGGTGGAACTGCCCGTGGGCAGGTCCTGGTCCACCTGGCGCTCGACGTACACGAAGCCGAACTTGTCGGCCGCCATGCACGCGACCTGACTGTTGTAGAGCACGTTCAGGGTGCCGCCGCCTGGGTCGGTCGGGTAGATCGCGGCCGTGTCCACCCCGAAGCGCCCGACGCACGACACGCCTGTGCCCGAGTCGATGCGCAAGACGCGCACGTCCGGGTCGCTCAGCCAGGCGTGCGTGGTCGGCCTGTCGCCGTTGTCGCCGTCCCAGCAGGTCTGTACGCAAAACAGCGGGTAGATCTCAGCCAGACCGTTTACGGGTAGGTGGTGCATGAAGCGCGAGACCGCGCGCGTCCACGGCAAGATCAGGGTGTGCACGAGGTTCCCGGGCGAAGTAATCAGACGGGCTTCGAGGAACGTGCCCGCATACGTGGCGAAGCCCCCCGTCGTGACCGTGCCCGTGCTGTCAGAGACGCCCGAGATACAGTACTCGGTTGAGCCCTGACGGTAGAACGCCACGAGCGGCTCACCGCCGAGCGTCCCGGCCAGGGCCTGCGTGTACTGCTCGGCGGGCGTCCCTGTGTCCTGGTAGACGCGTGTCTGGCACGTGCCGGCGGCCGCGACGTGCACGACGGCGACGCGCGCGCCTACCAGGCTCATCTGGGCAGACTTGACGGCGAGCTTCGACGTGGCGGCCGCAGCCACCGCCCACAGGGTTGTATTCACGGCCGTGTTCGTGGCGACGCTGACCTTGGTCAGCGCCACGTCTGTCGCCGCCCCCGAGCCGAGCGTCACGAGGTACGCGATCGTGTCGCTTTCGTGCGCGGTCACGTCGTACGTGCCTGCGCCCGCGGCGATCGGCGAGTAGACGGTCGTGAATGTCCCGGGGGTCACCACGCCGTTGATGATCGTCAACGTGGCAAGCCGCACGGCCCCCGTCGCGGAGTCCCTGTGCCACAGCCGCACGCCGTTCGCGCCGTGCGCGGTCAGGCCTACCCACAGCGGCGTGGCGATGGTGAAGCCGCTCGTGGGGCTCACCCACTTGGGCATGGCGGCGAGCTCGCCGCTCGGGCCAAGGACCGACACGAACAGAGCGACGGTCCCGGAGTCGTAGCGCCAGGACGCAAACCACAGAAATCCGTTGTGCGAGCACATGGCGGGCGGCGTGTACTGCCCAGGGGACGGCACGACGCCTGCGCGCGTGACGTCTGCTGGCCAGTAGTGCCGCAGACCGCCCACCGCCATCGTGGTCAGCGGCGCGGTGAGCTGCATCATGCTCGTATTCGCGATGCGTTGGGCGCCGTAGCCCCGGTGGCGCACGACGAGACTGCTCGACATGTGCCCGCACGGGATGACGCCACCGCAGGACGCCGTGCCGTTATGCGGCGAACCCGGGTCGGCCATGATGGCGGCGCGTGGACTCTTACGCGGCACACCGCGTGTCTTCGAGAGGCGCGTGTTCGTGCTCGAGACAAGCGCGCCGCCCGGGCCAAACGGCTGCACGGCCGAGCGGTGCGCCGTGTTGTCCATGCCGAGGTCGAGCGACAGCGACTGGGCGAACTCTTGCACCTTGCTGGGCATCAGAACACCCACACGGTGAGCGTGGCCGTGAAGGCAGAGGGCGCGCTGAACGCGACCTTTTCGCTCACGGGGACGCCAAGTCGCACCGCTTCCTTCACGGAGACCGCAAGCACGCCGGGCGTGACCTCCGGGTCACTGCTCGCCACCACGATCGCCCCGTTGTACGGCCGGCCGAGCGTGTGCCGGGCAAGCGCGCCCCCGGTCGCCACGAACGACACTTGCACAAAGTGCCCGTTCAGGATCTCGAGCTTGCTCACCGCGCGCAAAAACTCCGCCACCTTCTGGCAGAACCCAAGGAGCTCCTTGGTCTCACGAATCGTGGTGGCCCACGGGAACGGCGGCAGACCTGCCATCACCACCACCGGCCGTTACGCGGGTAGCCGCGGTCGCCCCCGGGCCGCACGTCACGCACGCGCCGGACGCCCCAGCGGTCCCGCTTGAGCTGCGCGCGCAGGTCTGCCTCCACCTTGCTGAGCAGCGCGCCCAGGTCGCTCGGGTCCTTCTGCTGGCGCGCCCGCACCAGCATGGCCGTCTGAAGGCCGATCCACAGGTCCCAGCCCGCTCGGAGCACGAGCTGGTCTGCGGCTGCCGTGGGCGAGAGGCCCGTGGCGTAATAGATGTTGAGCGTGTGCGCCGCGTCCGGCGTCGGGAACAGCTGGACGGCCTCACCCAGCAGGCGATAGCGCGGCGTGACGCCGCTCCACGTGCCCGGCCAGGCGTCGAAGTTGTCGACGCTCGCCACCTCCAGCGGCAGGTCTTGCGTGGCGCTCTTCTGCCAGGACAGGCGCAGAAGGCTCACGAACCCGGTCGGCAGGGCCACCGTGTCGACGTTCGGCGCCGTCGTGAGCGTGGCGGACGTGGCGAAGTACAGCTCTGCCGACGCCGCCGAACCCACAAG